GCTGATTACCTGTTGAAGTAGTGCTGCATGAATGGTTAGTCTGGATTTGTCTGCCATTTTCCCCGGACAATCCCCAGACTACCGCCACTTCATTAAACCATAAAGGAAATCCCGCTCTATGGCGGGTTGGTTTCCATCGCACGCCGTAGACTACCAGCGCTTACTTTGCGTGCCGTGGCGAGGCGGAGGCGAGGCCGAATCGATATGTTTGAGCACGAGGGTCATTGCCTCCACAAACCCTGTGTACCATGCCTCCCTAGAGGTGCGTAGCTCGGCTGGATGCAAGTAGCTGGGCAGATACTTCCCAGGGCAATCGATAGCGGTTTGCGCTAGCTCCCGCAGGGAGTTGTGTTTTGAGTTGTGACTCGCGCACATGGCAGCTAGGGTTTCGGTAACGGCAGAGATTTCACGTGGCATGCTGAGCCCCTAGTAAATGACCGGGATTACTAAATGTTAATCCCGGTTGAAAACGATCAATTCCCGCTGGCCTCACTCACGACGAAATCACCCCATTCCTGTGCAGTGATATCGAGAACCCTATGGGAGACCCCGATTCGGTAAGTCGGCTCCTCAAACCGAGATGCTATTAGGAGAACCAGAGCCACGGCACTATCATGTCCGGTTACCCATTCGGTAGAGAAGAGTCGCTTGTCTTTCGTTTCTACAGTCACTTGATATTGATGCATGGTGAGCCTCTATGAAGGTTAGAACTACGGGGTTTCCTAAGTCTCGTATTGTTCTGGCCTGGACAGTGTGGAGGGCGAGCACCACGACATCCGCCATCGTTGGTTGTTGTAATTCGTTAGTGAAAATAGCCGTGCTGGAGTAACCACAACAGGCCAGAGAAGAACATTGTTATGGCTACTATGAATCGAATTAGGAACATGGGTACTACTCGCGTATGCCTGATGCGGTCAACCTGCAAAACTCATCCGGCGTAATCGGACGGCACTCATGTGATTGAGGGAGATAGTATTGGGTAGCAGCTACCCTCCCGTTCAAATAACACATCATGGTGTAAGTACACCAATTAGTTTTCAACTCTCCATCTACCAACCGGAATTTAAATTCTTTCTCGGTGTTTACAACTTCGCACTGGATTGTCATAGCCCTCACCTACCACGGACGTTCATCGGATATCCCACGCAACCATAACCAAGCGCTATAGCTGACGGGATAGGTAGCCTCAACCCCACAATGCCGTTTGTAGGTCATGTAGAGGAGGAATATTTCGGTTGTATGGTTCACGGGGCGGGCTCCTCCCGGTACGGCAGGTTTATTTTAATGGATTGCGGATGGCTCGGATAGGCAGAGGTTACCGCAATCCACTAGTTCTTTACTCGACGGATGTGACGAGGCGCTTCTTGCTGGTGCGGTTATTGGGGATTTTCGCGGCAACGGGAGGCAACGGCAGGTCAGCCTCAATCCCCGAACTGTCTCCCGCGTCGGTAGTGAGGGCTTCGGGCAGGTCCATACCCAACTCTTCCAGCAACTCATCCGTGTTGACGCCATTCACGACCGTAGCAGCCGACAACTCAGCCATAATCTGCACCACACGCGGATTCTTACGGAGGGCGGCACGTTGCTCCTTCGTTTTGTCGCCCAGGTATTGCTTCACGAATTCCATGTTGCGCCCGGTCATTTTCATGAGTGCACGGAGCAGGATGTTATTGACACCTGCGGTAGGTGACGGCTCGCTACCTGCAGCACGTCCTTCATTCCACTTCGCACCATCGGCGGTCAACCGGTCGGCGATTTTGCGGACGGCATTGTATTTGTCGTCAACAGATGCGGATGCGCCGGTATCGAGATTGCGGGAGATTGCAGCCGCGTCGACGAGTTTTTGCTTCAACCCGTGGAGGAGGGCTTGATTGCGGATTTCCTCAGAGAGCGTGTTTGCATCGATTACAATCTCCTTCCCGTTGATGAAGGTCAGAGTGAGTTGCATCTTCGGCAGGAACACGTCAGCCATGATGGTTGACTTTTTGCTGGTGCGGATTACGTTAGACATTGCGAGCCTCTACTAGAAAGAGTTAATTACGATTAGTTGCGAGTCGTTTTCGATGTATCTACCGTCATTGTGGCGTAGCTATCATCCACAAAGAGAATGTAGAAAACCATCTCCCCATTCTTTTCGAAACCCTTACGTACTACGTCTTTAATATCTTCGGGAGATTTGCCGAATTTCACGACAAATTCATTAATAACAGCTTGTAAAGATACGGACATTGCGAGCCTCTATTTAGAGAATGATGGTATCGGACCATCTACCGTTTGCGAGGTACATTATCCCGTCGCATGTAGATACTATAGAACAGGAAACTGGAGAAAGCAACAACTATCTGCAACTAGCTACCATTTATTCGTGATTCGATACAACGCGAATGCTACCAGCCCGATCACAATCACATGCACGATAGCGAGGGCTAGCAGGTCTTTCCATAGTGGCGAGTCGAACTCGTTAGCCTCGCGCCATGAGATAGCATGTTGATGATGTTTCATAAGATGCTCCATACGAGTTTGATGAATCCGACGAGAAAGGCGAGAACAAACAGGAATGACAGGACATTGCCGCAATCCCTGAGAAATTCCGCGTCACCCTCGCGGGAGAGTTCAAATTGCTCCCGCCAATACTCTAACCATTCGTGCATTTCAGCCTCCACAATGAGTTTTCAACCGCTATTACTAAATGTTAATCCCGGTTAATAACCCGGTCAATCAGTTTCTAGCACCACACCACATGGTCATAACTAACCCGTCGAACAAACCGCACCTTGTTCCATTGCTCATAGCACCGTAAGAGCGGGGTGATATGGTGCGAGGCACGTGCGGGAGTTAGGTAGACTCCGAATTCGGCGTAGAACATGGCCGTTACTCCTTATAACAAATCGAGTAGTGCGCCACATCGCAATAGCCGAGCACCACGCTACCATTCCCCCCGGATTGCCTCGCGCCGCCACTACTAGAGGCATTCGCGGAGGAGCTGGCTTTCGATGCCTGACCTGCAGCCGCCTGCCCACCAGCCGGTCCTAATCCTGCAGGTCCGTGATTGCCACGTGAAGCGCCGACATGAGATGCGTGGGCAGACGTGACTGCGAGTAGTGCGATGATTGTGATTAGTTGTTTCATGTCAGGTTCTCCATTGGTCTCGTCAGGGTACGCATTACGCACCGACCGCACGAATGCGGTTTCGACCTTGCTACTCGGCAATCCGGCGAATAAACTCTTCCTTTGCCCACACAGAGGGGAATCTCCACGCACCACCTTCAAACCAAGCACCGAGTTGCTTTGCAATTCGAATCCACTTGCGTTCCATGTTCCTCACTCCTGGTTGATTGTCATTCGCTAACCCATGACTAAATATTAGTCCACTCAGTTACCCATGTCAACACCTTTCTATCAACTATCTCAAACTATTTACATCACGCTAGCATGCTACGTTGATAACGAAACTGGCTCGCGGGTAAAGGGCTCGCTACCGACTACTAACACACAGCCTGATAGGTGGATGTAGTAGAGAGAGCGGACACGTTAGAGTGCGAGCTATGGCATGCGTAGAGCTAGGCATACATCAGCCGACCAACTACCCCATGCGTGACTAAACGCTAGCCCTATCTGTCATCTGCTCCTCGTTAGCATAGCTCATGCATAGGCGAGTAACGGCTCATTAACTAGCATGGTGTGCGCTCGGTGAAGGATCATTAGCTCTCTAATCATTCCCCTGGCCATTCGGTTGATAATTGGACGTTATGTCAAATTGGAGATTGAGGCGGGTGGAGGGGGAAATTGTTGGCAGTGAGTGAAAATTTGCAAGGCACCATCCTATTTTTTATAAAATTTTCTACTTTCTTCTCTTACTGGAATGGCTATGTAGTCTCCTACCTATTCCCTCTCCAGTTATTTTATTTTTTATTATTTTTCTCCTTACCCGCGAGCCAGTTTCCGGGAAAATGTAGAGTGCTGCAGGCCTACCGCAACCTGCAGATGAGTTTCTCACCGGGATTACTTTTTATTAATTTATGTCGATAACTAACTGACTCTGATCCGACCCTACCAGTTATCCGACTGACCGACGCGGTGCTTCACGTGTGGCGCGCGAATATGTTATCTTCACGTTAAATTAGCCCGGAGGGCACTGCGATGAAGCTGAAATACACCCATGAAGCCATGATCGACTTGATCTTGGCAGAGCCGACTGTCACCAACAAAGAGCTGGCGCAGATCTTCGAGTATAGCGAGGCCTGGATCAGCCACATCCGTTGCAGTGACAGTTTCCAATCGCGCATCGCTGAGCGCAAGAGCCTGTTGGTTGACCCAGCCATTCGCCGGTCGATTGAGGATCGCTTGACTGGTGTCACTACATCTGCTATCAACCGGCTCCAGGAAGTCCTTGACGGTCCCGACGCGTCAGCTCAATTTGCCCTCGATGCTCTTGGTGTGGCATCATCTGGCTTGAAGGGGTTGTAATGGATGACGATGCATTCCATGCCATTGCTCAGAGCATTGCTGACATGCCGGCTGTGCCAGAGAAGGTAGTGACCCTTGCCCCTTCAATCGGGCTAGCAAGAGTGAAACCAGAGGGGGGATTGTCGATGGCTCCTGGCGCAGCTCTTCGCTACTCCCCTGCCCTGTTCGTGGATCTCATCATCAACAACCCCGATTACAGCTCCAAACAACTCGGGGAGATCTTCGGTAAGCCCCAGTCATGGGTAGCTCAAGTCCTGGCATCGGCTAATTTCCAGTCTGCCCTTGACCCTCGACGGACTGAAGTCCTCAATCCCGAATACGCGATGACTCTTGAAGAGCGCTTCCGTGGGCTGACTATCCGATCCCTCAACATCCTTCAAGATAAAATGGAGGCTGGCAAGGCCCTCCCCGACATGACTGTGCTGAAGATAGCCGAACTCGGAATCAAGGCTCTTGGTATGGGGCAGAAGGCTGCGGAGAAAGCAGCTCCAGAGGAAGCTCCGAAGAACTCCAGTGAGATGGTGGCTGACCGGATCATGGCAGCTATGGCTAAGCGGAAGGAAGCGCAGCAAGGTGATGCTGTGGATGTCGTAGCTGTGGAAGTCCCGAATGGCTAATGCCCTCCAGACCTCACTGAAGAAAACAGTCCTCAATGCCGAATTGATTGAGGGCTTTGCTGTCACCTATCTCTATTCCGGTTTTGACGAAGCCAAGCCCACTCCGCAGTTTCATCGGGAAGGTTGGGAGTTGTACTCTGGCCCCTCCTTGCAAGCCTGTGTGATCGCCCCACGGGGCCATGCCAAATCCTCAGCCCTGACTCACGTATTCATCCTCGCCACGGTCCTATTCCGGGTTGAGTCCTACGTAATCCTCATCTCCACTAATGAAGAACTCGCCATTGAGCATTTGGGCGATATCTCACGGGAACTTACAGAAAATGAAGACCTCATTGCCGACTTCGGGATCAAGTCCTTTGTCACCAACAGCAAAACTGAAATCATCGTTGAATTCAATGATGGGCATCAGTTCCGTATACTTGCTCGGGGATCTGGACAGAAACTTCGAGGACGAAAGTGGCGAGGCATGCGTCCCGGACTTATCGTGTGTGACGACCTTGAGGATGATGAGCAGGTCGAGAATAAGGAACGCAGAGAAAAGTTTCGAAAGTGGTTCAACCGTGCTGCAATGCCGGCGCTGCGGAGAGGTGGCAAAATACGGGTCCACGGAACCATCCTGCATGAGGATTCGCTTCTGGCTCGCTTCCATAAGCAGACACGCGAAAAGAAATCCTGGGTAGTCCTCTTCTACAAGGCCCACAAAGCCTATGATGATTTCACCGAGATTCTCTGGCCGGAGCAGTTCACCTGCACTGACCTCCAGGCCATCCGTCAGCGCTACATCGATGACAACGACTCTTCTGGCTACTCTCAAGAGTACCTCAACGATCCTTACGACAACACTGATGGCTACCTCAAGAAAGAATACTTCCAGCAAATGGAGGATGATGATTTCGACGCTGACGTGCAGATCTGCGCTGGAGTTGACTTCGCTATCAGCAAAGCTGCCAAGGCTAATCGGAGTTCTTTTACTTTTGCTGGTCGTACTATCAATAACACTCTGAATTTCTTTCAGCAGGATAAAGGTCGCTGGGGGACTGATGAGATTATTGAAAAGATGATTGAGTACGAGAAGCAGATCCATCCTGATGTATGGTTCGTCGAGGATGGGGTTATCTGGAAGGCTATCGAACCGATTCTCTTGGCTGACATGCGTGCAGCCAACGTGTTCCTCAACATCGTCCCTCTCTCTTCTGTAAAGGACAAAGCCACCCGTGGCCGCTCCTGGCAGAAGCGTATGAAATCCCTCACATGCAAATTCGACAAGCAAGCGGAATGGTATGCTGACTACGAACACGAATGCCTGCGGTTTACTGGCTACTCCGACTCTATCCTTGATGACCAATTCGACAGCTCTGCTATCTTGTCTCGTGGATTTGACACCCTGCCGATGATGACTGAAGAAGACTTCATGTCGGAGGAAGAGATCGAATCCCTGCGCACTGACGCTCCGAATCATCACGGCCGCAACGCAACTACAGGATATTGAAAATTATGGCAGCCTACATCTCACAGCAGGATTCAGTCAGTGCGCCGCCAGAGCCGGAAATCAAAAAGAAGTTTGATCTGGATAAGATTCTAAACAGCCCGAACCTGGCCGAAGATCTCGATCACGATCTGCGTAATGCCATCGGCAAGTGGGTTGTTGGTGGGTATGTGAAAGACATGTCCAGTCGTACTCAATGGGCTGAACGGCATGCGGCAGCTATGAAGCTGGCCTTGCAGGTGAAGGAAGCAAAGACCTTCCCGTGGACCGGTGCGAGCAATGTGAAGTTTCCGCTGATTACGGTGGGGGCTCTCCAATTCCTGGCCCGGATTTCCATTCTAACTAAAGGCAACCATCTGGCCAGCTTCCGTATTCAAGGAGCCGACCCAGAAGGGAAGAAAATCGCCAAGGCTAAACGGGTCAGCACGCACATCAACATGCAGCTGGTTGATGATGATCCCGGCTGGGCGGACATGGATGAGAGCTGCAAGTTTGCCGCGAGTCTGCTCGGGTCCTCCTTTAAGAAGACCAGCTACGATGCGGTCTCCGGGATTAACTGCAGCGAGTTCGTCCCTGCGCAGCATTTTATTGTGGATTACAACTGCAAGAATCTGTCTACGGCATCCCGCTATACGCATGTGATCAGCATGGATGAGAACAAGATCACGGAACGGGTCAAAAGGAAGATCTTCATCAAGGAAGAGCAATCTGCTAACTCCAGCCCGGATCAGGTACTCACCAACCTCTTGGAGCGCGCTGCTGTTGAGGTAGCTGGCCTCTCACCGAATTCTGAAAGCGAAGATAAGAGAATCCTGGAGCAGTATTGCTGGCTGGATCTGGATGGGGACGGCTATAAAGAACCCTATGTGGTGTCGGTAAGGGAAGACACCGGGCATCTGTATCGGATCGTAGCTCGGTTCTATGATGATGGCAGTGTGCATCGCCGGTTTGATGCTAGGCAGCGGCAATTCGAGAATCTGGCCAATCTCACCACGGACCCGAAGCAGAAGAGCTTGTACGAGCAGCGGGCAATGGCTACTCGGAACGCCAAGGACAACTCAATCGTCCGTATCGACCCGGTTAATTTCTTCACCAAGTACACCTTCGTACCGTCACCCGATGGAGGATTCTACGGGTTGGGGCTTGGCAGCTTGCTTGGCCCTGTCAACGAGGCTGTCTCCACGCTCATCAACCAGCTAATTGATGCTGGCACGATGCAGACTACAGCTGGTGGCTGGATGGCGCGCGGTGCTCGGATGAAGGCAGGCAAGACCAGCTTCGACCCGTTTGAATGGAAGCATGTGGACTCGACTGGGGATGATCTGAGAAAATCGATCATGCCTCTGCCAGTTAATGCTCCTAGTGATGTGCTGTTTCAGTTACTGGGGGTGCTCATACAATACGGAGAGAAGATCAGCTCCGCTACCGATATTATGACTGGTGTCTCCCCGGGCCAGAATACTCCTGCTACTACTTCCCAGGTGACTGTCGAGCAGGGCATGATGCTGTTCTCTGGCATTTACAACCGGATGTATCGCTCATTCCGGCATGAACTGACCATCCACTATCAACTCAATCGGACATTCTTCCAGCATTCGCCCCGCTATTGGGAACTCACGCAGGGACCTGACGCGATTTTGCAGGAAGACGACTATCAGCAAAGCAGCTTCCGGGTGTTCCCTTCGGCTGACCCGTCAGTACTGAGCATGTCACAGAGAAAAGAAAAGGCCAGCCAACTCGTACAGGCCGCTCTTACCCCAATCGGAGCCCAGTGGGATAAAGCTGTAGTGTCTCGGAAGTGGCTTGAAGCTAACGAATGGGACGTTGAAGAGATCTTTCCTGACCCGGCTGGCCCACGCGCTATCAAACCGCCGGTCGATCCGAAGTCTGCTATTGCTCAGGCCAAGCTCCAGCAAGAGCAGCAGGAACACCATGACGACATGATGCTGAAGGTTGCCGAATTGAAGGGTAAGCTGCAACTCAACAATGCTGAAATCGAGAAGTTGAAAGCAGAAGCGGAGAAGCTGAGTGCACAAGCGGATTCGGAACCAGTGAAAACGCAGATTGCTGCTATTGATGCACAGATCGGGGCCAGGAAATCACATAACGACACCATTTTGCAGGCTGCTGACATGATGCTCAAGGGCCACAAGACACGTAACGACATCGAGGGCGGTCATCACAAGATGCTGATGGACGTGCAGGATCGGATACTTGAGAAAGAGTCGGCTGCGCGGGAAAATCTGGCGGCAGATCAGGGCGGCGCAGGGCAAACTACTCCTTCCACAACTAACCCCTAATGGAGAATCAAATGGATAATCAGCACAAGCAAATCAAGGGCTATCGTGACCTTTCACAGCATGAGATCGATCTTATGAATCGAGTTAAGAACGAGGCCGCTGCGGTGGGAATTCTCTTTGATGGCCTGGAAGGAGCTGAAGGGATTGACCAACGTTGGCTTGCTATTGCCAAAACGGACCTTCAAAAAGGCTTTATGGCTCTGGTTCGTAGCATTGCACAACCTACTTCTTTCTAGGAGCCTGCTCCGTGCAACTCCCCCAAGACTACGGCCCAGAGGATTTCCTGGGCTGGTTTCACAACCCAATCACCGAGAGTTTTCTGCATAGCCTACGAGAGGACAAGCAGGAGATAATGGAAGCGTGGGCGAGGCGTGCCTACACAGGTGAAAACGAGGGGCAGACTCTGCAGCTGAACGCTGTGGGGCTTGCTCAGATCAAGACTATTAACGAGTTGCTGCAGAATCTGGAAGATAGTGCTGATTCAGCACGAGGCCAGATTGCAGAAAAGAATAGGAGTAAGTGATGGATGAGAGGACAGTCAGACTTCGGGAGCAGGCTCTTAAGATCGCAGAAAAGAACGGGCTTATTCGAGGGGTGGATGGGGTAACTGGAAAGCTTGTAGATGGTGTTAATAACATCTATCCTTTTGCCGCCTGGACAAGTGCTGGAATCAAGCCGGAAGGACAGCCAGCTAAGTGTTGCGACACCCCAGAAGAAGCTCTGCTTGCCTATCTTCATGATTTTGATTCCAGAACTTCTCAATTGAATGAAGGTACTCATATCTATTGGAGAGAGTTGCCTTCGCTGGAACATGAGATTGATTTCGATAAGTGGTATGTTTATTCCCGCTATCTTATTGGCCCTGCAGGACTGATGAATGTGGATGATTCCAAAATTTGGGAACTGAAAAATATGCCGAAGACAGACTACCTCCAACCTGGCTGGCGTTCTGAGAACAAAGGCCCCAATCCAGCCAATAACTCCGGATTCCGCGCCACAGGACATCGCATCCTGCTCATCACAGAGGAAGTGGAAGAAGTAACTTCCGGTGGGATTGTGCTGGTAGCGAAGACAGTTGTGGCTGAAGCCAACCGCGCACAGGTTTGTACTGTCCTGGAGATTGGTCCGGATGCGTGGGCAGATAAATCAACAGACTACTGTGAGCTTGGGGATCGGGTGCTCATCGGACAGTACGTGGGCAAGATGCATGAATCTCCGGTGGATGGAAAGACCTATCGGTTTGTAAGTGATCTGGACATCATCAGCCCGTTGCCCCCGAAGGAAGCCAAATGAGAACTCTCTTTATAGGGGTACTGCTGGCTGCTTTTGTTAGCTGGCTGTTCAGTAACCAACTTGTTGTTGTTTTCTTTGTCTGCCTAGCCGGGGCATGTGCCCCAACCTTCTATGGCATTGCTCTTGCTGAAGCTAATCGGCCCGGACGATGAGCACTCAAGTCAACTTTGCTGTCCATATTTTCGACATGGAGCTGGAGATGGTACCGGAACTGGAAGATGAACTGCGAGAAGCCCTCTCCAAGGCAATCCAGCAAGTCCTTTCCACCCGCGACACCTCCGGGTATTCTCTAACCGTCCGTGGCCCCGAGATTGTCAGTTTGTTTAACTAGTTTCTCACCGCTATTACTATTTTGTAATCCCGGTAAATAACCGTAGTTCCATAACTGGAGTTATAGCAATGAGCGATGTGAATGCAGATGCTGGCGACAACAGCGGCCATGATGAAAACATCCAACGGGAGCAGGAACTCGAAGCCTCTCGTCGGGGCTGGATTCCCAAGCACAAGTACACTGGCGAGGAAGGCAAATGGAAGGATGCGGCTACCTTTCTAGCTGATGGAGCCAAGTACAATCGCAACTTGCAGACGGAGTTGGCAACAGTCAAAAAGCAACTTGCTGAGTTCCAAGGCACTGCTAAGGAATTCGCAGCCTTCCAGCAACGTCAGATCGAAGCACGCGACTCCCAAATTGGTGAGTTGGTACGCGACCTCAAGCGACAGCAACGTGAAGCCATTCGTGACGGCAACGATGAAATGGCGGATTCCATTGAAGACCGCCTCGACATCCTGAATGACGAACGCGCCAACGTCAAACAGCAGATCGAGAAGACAAAGCAGGCTCCTGCTGGAGACAGCCCCCCTGTTGTTGATGAAAACGGCAACACCAACGATCCTGTTGTCCGCGCATGGATCGACAACGGCAATCAGTGGTTTAACGAGAGCGAGCCGATGCGGAATTACTGCTTCGCCTTGGCTAACGAGGCCATCGCAGCTGGTGAAACCAAGCGTGGCCTTCCCTTCCTGAACCTGATGCGGGAGAAGATGGAAGAAGCCTTCCCGATGAAGTTCAAGAAGGCCGGTGATCCGACTGCCCGGGGCAGCATGACCGAAGCTGGTGGTGGTGGCGGTGGGGATGGACGCAGCTACTCAGTGAATGATCTGCCCGAAGCGGATCGGGAGTTGATGAAAACTGGCATCCGGCAAGGTTGGACCACGGAAAGCACTTTCTTAAAGAATTACTTTAGCGACGAACCCCACGTCCACCGCACTGCTCCGAAGAAGAAGTAACCACTTCCCTTTCAGCACTTCTCTTAACCCCATCCAAAGGCTATTCTCATGGCTAACGAAACAAAGACTGCATCCGGTACCTTTCAACGGGCTCCCGATGCCGATTCCAACCGGTTGTTATCCGCTCGTCGCCAAGGGCGCGCCCTTCGAGAAGCCCGCGAAGATGGCACAGCCCCACGCGAACGAGAAAATGATTTAGGAGGTTTGTCCCTCCAGCTCGACGTCCACGGCGAGATCCCAGACCACAAGCTGTCCTGGGTTAACGACGAGAACGGTGCAATCGAAGGCAAGCTGCAACAGGGCTTTGACTTCGTCACCCAGGACGAGTTATATGCAAAACAGGCCAAGATTGTTCCTGACGAAGAAATCTCGAATGTCATCTCGCGATTCGTTAAGGGCACTCGTTCAGATGGCCAAGCGCTCCGCGCATACTTATTGAAATGCCCGAATGACCTTTGGGCTAGCATCGAATCGCGCCGGTATCGGGCTGCAGACAAATGGGACGCAGATATTCGTAGGCAAGCAGAATCCCCAGAGCAAGGCTCTGGCATGCGCAGCCTCCGCAATCTGAGAACCGAAATCGACACTGGCTACAGCAAGGAATACCAGTTAGGCGAAGCCGCAAAACAACGCAGCCGCACTAGCGAGTAACCTTCAACTGGGGCTGGGTCGGCCCCTCTCAACAAACCCTTCTCTTAGGGAGACCCACAATGGCAAACTTTGTCCAGCCCCGTGGCTTCGTTCCCGCTCGCTACCTAAATGGTGCAGCGTGGAGCGGAGGCGCGAATATGTATCACATCCCAGCAGCAGACACGAACCAGTACAATCCTGGTGATGTAGTGCTGTCGGCCGCCACAGGCGCAGATGCTAACGGTATTCCGAACGTCACGAAAAACACTGCTGGCACGGGTGTTGTGCGTGGTGTGGTGATCGGTTGCCTGGTGGCAGCTCCGAACCTTCCGTCACTGGTTGGTACGAACCTGAACCTGACCATCCAGAACATCCCTGCGACGAAGACCCAAGACTATTATGTCCTTGTGGTTGACGATCCCAAGGTTGTGTTCCAGATCCAGGACGACGGTATTACGACTGCCAACTTGGTAGCAGCAAGTGTGGGCCTCAACGCCTCCTTTACTGTCACCAACCCCACGGCACCGGCACAGAACTCATCTACCGTCCTTCTCTCTTCGAGCTTTGCGACGACTGCTGCTCTGACGGTCAAGCTCCTCGGCCTCACGCAGATCCCGAACAACGCGTTCGGTGCTAATGCTACGTGGGATGTTATTTTCAACCAACACGAATTCCAGGGCAATACCGCCGGGGTTTAATAATTTGGGCTTCGGCCCTTAGAGGAGAATTACCATGCCAGGTATTGTCAATACAGGCTCCTACCCCAAGGGACTATGGGAAGGGGTTAAGAGCTGGTGGGATTCGGCAGCTCCGGGTGCGCCCGAGTTTGCCCCCATGATGTTCAAAAAGTATGATTCGGAGAAGAACTACGAAGAGTACGTTCAGTCGGTTGGTCTGGGGCTGGCAGTGTTCAAGCCGGAAGCACAGCCGATCAGCTACGACACGATGCAACAGGGTTTTATTACTCGTGGCACCAACGTGGCGTATGGCCTGGGGATAATTGTCACCCACGAAGAGCTGAAAGATAACCTCTACGTGAAGCTGACCCAGGGTCGTGTCGAACGTCTCCGTCGCGCCTTCCGCGAAACGAAGAACATCAACGCAACCAACGTGTTCAACCGGGCCTTCAACGCCACGTATGCTGGTGGTGACGGGGTCAGCTTGCTCAACACTGCCCACCCGAACTTCTCTTCGGGCACGTGGCAGAACAAGATGGCGATTGACGCGGCGCTGTCACAGGCAGCTGTCGAAGACATGCTGATCTTGATGATGCAAGCCAAAGACGACCGTGGGTATATCGAGCCCTTGACGGGCGACAAGCTGATCGTCCATCCGAACAACATCATGAATGCTGATCGGATTTTGAAGACGTCGAAAGCTGTTGGTAACAACAACAACGACATCAACCCGATTGAGACGGAAGGGTATTTGATGGGGGGTCGTGTCTCAAATCCCTATCTCACCGCAGCGGACCCTTGGTTCATTACCACCGGCATTCAAGATGGTATGATCTGGCAGGAACGCGAACCTCTCGAACTCTGGGAAGACAATGACGCCGATACACGCAACTACAAAGTTGGCGCTTACGAACGCTACACGTTCTTGTGGGCCAACCCGCGCGGCTTGTACGGTTCCA